TTACATGGGGCTAATCGACATAAGATTGGCGGAATGAATGGTGGATATGATTCTAATTATTATATGCATCAAAATCGTATGCAGTTATATACTGATTACGAAATGATGGATAAAGATCCAATTATCCATTCAGCATTAGACATATATTCAGATGAGTCTACATTAGAAGATCAATTTGGTGATATATTAACTATTAAAACTAATGATAGTAAAATACAAAAAATACTTTATAATCTATTCTATGATATATTGAATATCGATTTCAATATGTGGTCATGGATTCGTAACGTAACAAAGTATGGCGATTTCTTTTTAAAATTGGATATTGCTGATGAGTTAGGAGTAATTAATGCTAGACCACTTTCTAGTTATGAGATTGAACGATATGAAGAATATAATAGTGATACTGGCGAATATGAAATAAAATTTAAACACTTATCAACTCACGAAGAGTGGTATGATGTTTTTGAGATCGCTCACTTTAGATTATTATCTGATTCGAATTTCTTACCATATGGTCGTTCAATGCTAGAAGGAGCGAGACAAGAATTCCAGAAATTAACAATGTTAGAAGATGCAATGCTTATTCACAGAATAATGCGAGCTCCGGAAAAACGTATTTTTAAAGTTGACATTGGAAATATTCCTCCAAATGAAGTAGACACATTTATGCAACAAATCATCGATAAGATGAAAAAAATACCACATGTAGATCAAAATACCGGAAATTATAATCTTAAGTTTAATCTTAATAATATGCTTGAAGATTATTTTTTACCAGTACGTGGAGGACAGTCGTCAACACAAATAGATACATTACCAGGTATGACTTGGACTGGTACTGAAGATATCGAATATGTAAAAAATAAAATGATGGCTGCTTTAAAAATACCTAAACCATTCTTAGGTTATGGTGAAGGGGTTGAAGGAAAAACTACATTAGCGTCGATGGATATTCGATTTGCTAGAACAATTGAACGAATTCAAAAAATTATAACATCTGAACTTTATAAAATTGCAATCGTACATTTAGCATCACAAGGATATGAAGGTGAAGACTTAATTAATTTTGACTTAGCATTAACATCTCCGTCTATTATATATGATCAGCAAAAAGTTGCATTAATGAATGAAAAAATACAACTTGCTAATACAATGAAAGATAGTAAATTAGTATCAGATAAATACATATATGAATACATATTTAACATGTCCGAAGAACAATGGTTACAAGAAAGAACCAATGTTATTGAAGATTTAAAATTACGTTTCCGTCAAAATCAAATTGAACAAGAAGGCAATGATCCAACTATAACAGGTACATCATATGGAACACCACACGACTTAGCGTCAATGCATATGAGCTCCGACGATGTTGAGGAAAAAAATAAAGGCGGACGACCTAAAGAAGGAATTAAATCAGGCCAACACGCCAATGAATTTGGATGGGATCCGACCGGCAAGAAAACGTTGGATCAGGCATTTAATATAAAAAATCAAACAAATGCATTTCAGCCAGATGTACGTCAACGAAAACTATCAATGACATCTGAACAAAAGAATGTTTTAAATTATTTTAAGAATCAAAAAAGACAAAAAATTATAACAGAAACACTGAACCCTGAAACAAAAGACACAGATTCGGGAACAATGTTAGATGAAAACAATATTTTATAAATTTGTCTATATTTATTAATAAATAAAACTACTGGCACCAGTATGAAAAAATTAAAACATTCGAAATATAAAAACACCGGCATCTTGTTTGAGATGCTTGTAAGGAAACTTACATCAGAAACAATGTCATCTGATAAAACAGTAACAATTGATATTATTAAAAAATATTTCGGTAAAAATACAGAACTATCAAAAGAACTTAATTTATATAATTCACTAATTAAAGAACAACATAAATCTGAAGCAAGAGCATTAGAATTTATGCGAACTATTAGAGAATCATATAGCCGACTCAACCAGAGCGCATTAAAAAGACAACGATATAATCTAGTTAAAGAAATATCTGAAAATTTTATATTTGAGCGTGTTTCTAAAATACATATTAATAATTACAAAGCATTAGCATCAATATACATGTTGTTTGAATATAAAGATTCTGATAATCCTAAAAAATTAATGGAATGTAAAAATGCTGTATTAGAGCACACATTAATAGAACGAAAATCAAAAACACAAAAAGATATTGTTATTGAAGAATTCTCTAAACAAGAAAAAGATATACGTCTATTAACATATAAGTTAATGATTGATAAATTTAACGAAAAATATTCAGGATTGTCAGAATCTCAGAAACAATTGTTAAATAAATATATTACTAATGTTAATGATACTGAAGCATTAAAAGAATATATATCCGAAGTAATACCATCATTAAAAAATAAATTAGCAGAACATTCTAAACACATAACAGACAAAGTAACACAAATTAAGGTCAAACGACTCTCAGAGATGCTTTGTAATGTTGAAACTATGAAACGGTTAAACGAGTCCCATATTGTATCATTAATGCGTTATATGGACTTAATTGACGAATTAAATAGGATACAATAATGAAATCATTTTTAAAACAAATAGAAGAAAGCTTTCAGTCATTAGAAGAAAAAGAAAAAAGATGGCAAGACAATGATGGTGATGGAAAATGGTATGAGCCTGGCGTTGATGTGAAAGCAGAATCAAAAGGTAAATATGATGATGGTGATGGTAAAGATGAAAAATGCGATCACGTACCGTGTAATGAAGATATTTCAATTTGTGAAATTTGTGGAGAATCATTAATTAACGAAGAAGAAATAGATGAAGCATCTACTTCTGCAGGAGCTGGGGCATATATGACGCCTAAAGCATTTGGTAAAGCTGATGATGACACTGTTGAAGCGTTAGGATATAAAAGAGTCCAGGAAGCAATGGATAATAAATATGAGCGTCTTATCGAAGGCTATAAAACATTTGCATTGAGTGATCCTAAAATGAGTCCTGCTAAAAAAGTAAATGCATCTATTAAAAATGTAGCTAAACAATTGAAAGAAATTGAAGAAACTATTAAATATACTAGTCGATTAAAAACAGAATCAGGAATATCACATTCTGGATTTGGTCCTAGTACTAGCAAGGCATTAGGAAAAATATCAGAGCGATTAATTAAAATATCAGAGCGAGTTAGATCATTAGGAGAATAAAATGTCAAAATTAATATTACAAGACTTCATGCAATTTAAACCAGTTGGTTCACTTAATGAATCAAACGGAGCAAAATACGGCATACCAGGAGGATTCGTAGTACAAGGCGTTTTACAGAGAGCTGGTGCTAAAAATCAAAACGGCAGAGTATATCCTAAAAATATTTTAATGCGAGAATGTCAACGATATCAACGTGAGTATATAGATCAGAATAGAGCATTAGGTGAACTAGATCATCCAGAATCTAGCGTTGTGAATTTAAATAATGTATCTCATAATGTTTTAAAAATATGGTGGGATGGTGATGATCTTAAAGGAACCGTTCAAGTATTAGATACGCCATCTGGTAAAATATTAAAGTCATTATTTAAAGAAGGCATCACATTAGGTATTTCTAGTAGAGGATTGGGTAGTGTAAAAGAACTTAGAAATGAAGGCGTAGTAGAAGTGCAGGATGACTTTGAATTGATTTGTTGGGACTTTGTCTCAAATCCATCTACCCATGGAGCATTTATGGGAGTAATGAAAGAATCAGTTGAGAAAGGTATAACTAATAAATATAAAACGGTTAATGACATAATCACATCAATATTATGTGAAGATGGTAAATGTAGGATATAAAATGAAATTTAAAAATAAAAATTTAACAGCGTTGCGTGATCTATTAAATGAAGACAAACAAACAGTGTTTAGTGAAGGACCTGCACCATTAACTAATGAACAAAAACGGCAATTTGCAGAAGCAGTAAAAACATTTTCGCAGATGGGTGAGTCTGTATATAGCAATGGTAAATTAAAAGAGATTGTAGAACGTATCTCTAGTATAGTTGAAACTGCTTCACAACTTGTTACTGAAAAAGAAGATTTAGTTGACAAAGTATCTGCTAGTAGACACATGAAAGAAGTATCTGGAGCACTTAAGGCATTTCAATCATCTGCAAATGAAGTAATGATTCACGAACGTAGAATGGAAGCTGCATTTGAAGATATAGCTCAAGGTATTCAGAAATATTTTGAAGTAGGATAATTTGGAGATTTAACTAATTATTTATATAATATAAGAGAATGATAATGAGTAAGTTTAAAAACATATATAAAGAGTTTTTTGGTTTAAAAGAACAAGCAGTAAAATTTACAGCCGATGATGCAGAAAATGCTGAAAAGGTAGCATCTGCAGTATCTGATATAGCTAATGATTTAAAAACGTTAAATGCAAATAATAATCCTTTATTAGACGAAGCTCAACTAGTAAACAACTTAACAGACTATGCAGGACATGTTATATATCAATTACGTGATCCACAAGAAGCTAACGCAGTTGCAAAGGACATACAACGTTGGACCACCAAAAAAGGCTTTACTATTATATCACATGAAAAGTCAAAATCTGGTCGCACTGGATATTTTTATTTTAGATTAGGAGAAGATCCAGGAACAGAATCACAAAAGATTCAAGGCTACTTTGCTCAATTACCAGAACTTTTAAAGTTTGCGTTTAAAGCACCTAAGAGTAAAGAGTCTAAAAAAATGAAACAAAGAAAATTTTAAAACAAGTTATATGAGTAGAAACCAAAAGTACCACAACAGTATAGTACCAGGAAACGCAAATGCAGTTGCCGTAACCGGAAAATCAGATCATGATCTGTCATTTGCTTTAAAGAATTTTAAACGCAAAGTAAAGAATTCTGGAATATTAGAACATATTAAAGAAAATCGCACATTTACTAAACCTAGTGTAAAACACCGAACAAAACTAATTAAAGCAAAGTATATCCAGAAAATTAAAGATATGCATCGAGACGATTAATCATATTATATTATATATTATAAGGTCCTAGCAGAAATGTTAGGACTTTTTTACTGTTTTTTAAGTAGACTTATATTTATTAAGGAAATACGCTATCTCTATATAGTGTCTATAAAAAACAAATTCTATTAAGATTTCAAATAATCTTATTTCCAAAAAACAAATTTAAGGAGAAAACAAATGGCAAAATCAGATTTGCTAAAAGAAGCGATTGCTGACGCAAAGGCGGTTAAAGAAACTGCATTAGCTAATGCGAAGATTGCTCTTCAAGAAGCGTTTCAACCTAGAATCAAAAGCATGCTCGAAAACGAACTAATGAATGAATTAGAAGATGAAGACATGGTAGATGGCGAAGAGGTAGAAATGGGTATGGATGACATGGATATGGATTCAGACATGGCTGACGAAACTCCAGATATGGTTGGTGTTGCTGTCGATTTAGACAATGACGGTGATTATGATCTAGAGGGTGAAATTGGTATGGATGATGAAGATGATATGTTACCAGCTGAAACTGACGACATGGAACCAGAAATGGACATGGAACCAGAAATGGATATGTCAGATGATGACATGGCTGACGACGACATGGATCTTGAAGAAATCATTAGAGAACTAGAAGAAGATTTAAATTCAGATGCAGCAGCTGCAGGTATCGACGAAAAAGACGTTGAAGCAGGTATGTACGAAGGTATGTATGAAGAAGAAGACGTTGAAGAAGGTATGTATGAATCTAATAATTCAATTGACGAACTCATTGAAGCAATCTTAGCAGAAGAAGAAGATGAAGTAATGGGCGAAAAGGCTGATTACAAAAAAGACGAGTCTAAAGATGACAAAATGAAAAAAGAGCTTGATGAAGCTTATAAAACAGTAGAACATCTTAAGTCCGTTATCAATGAAGTTAATCTTTTAAATGCAAAACTTCTTTACACAAACAAATTGTTCCGAAATTTTGAGTTGAGCGAATCACAAAAAATGAAAGTGATCGAAAACTTTGACAGAGC